CACAATGAACATAAATTAGGCGGCACTCCTTTTAGAGGAAATTATGCAGGTTTAAGTTTTACTTGGGATCCTGAGAATCAAATTTTTTGGCCTCCTCAACCTTATTCTAGTTGGGTAAAAAATACTACAACAGCAAAGTGGATATCACCAATTGGTGATGAACCTGAATTAACTGAGGAACAAGTTTCTCAAAATCAAGCTCTTACTCATACATGGATGTATTTTTGGAATGAAGACAATCAAACTTGGGATTTGACAAATACTAGAGCCTAATATATACCTATTAATGGTATGCAAAAGAAAGTATTAAGCGAAAAAGCATTATATCAAGGCAAAGTTTTAATGCCAAAAGGTTTTGAAATAGATCCTTTTATTTTATCTAAATCAATTTTTGAAAGCACTTATATGGGTAAAGATTTTATTTTTACTTCAAACTGGGATAGATTAAATAAATATTTAATAGAACACATACGTTTAAAATATAAACTTAATTTAGTAAATAAAAAAACATGGGGAGATATGTATCTTCCCGGTGAAAGAACTAAACCTATATTAAATATTGATCCTGTAGATTTAAGAAACTCTCCTGATTTTACTTTGTTATATGGAATTAACTCTGCTGATTGCAGTGTTAGAATTTATTATGATGATAATAGAAGAAAAGGTAGAAGCTGGGATGTAGAACTTAAACATAACATGTTTGTCATGTTTCCATCTACAAGTTTATATTATATAGAAAATAATCAAAAAAATTTGTTAAACTTTATTCAAACCATTACTTATGAATTTATCTAATTATTACTGGCACTTTCAATCTGTAATTCCACCAAAAATTTGTGATAATATAATTACATATGCCTTACAAAAAAAAGAAGTCTTAGCTAGAACTGGTGCTTACGATAGTAAAAAATTATCTAAAGATGAGGTAAACAATATGAAGGTTAAAAGAAACTCAGATATTGTTTGGCTTAATGACCCTTGGATATATAAAGAAATACACCCCTATGTGCACCAAGCAAATAAAAATGCAGGTTGGAATTTTCAATGGGATTGGTCTGAATCTTGTCAGTTTACTAAATATAAATTAAATCAATATTATGATTGGCACTGTGATAGTTGGAGAAAGCCTTATGAAAAAGGTCCACAAAAAGGCAAGATAAGAAAGTTATCAATGACTTGTCAACTTACAGATGGATCTGAGTATGAAGGTGGAGAGTTAGAGTTTGATGCTCGAGACTATGAACCAAACATGCGAGATGAATCTAAGCATAAAGTTCAATGCAAAGAAATACTACCAAAAGGATCTATCATTGTATTTCCATCTTTTGTTTGGCACAGAGTTAAACCTGTTACGAAAGGAGTAAGGTATAGTCTAGTTGCTTGGCATCTAGGTGATCCATTTAAATAATGTTAAAATTTAAATTAGATACTCCGTGTACTTTAGGAAGTTTTGAAAAACATAATAAAGTTAAAACTAAACTAATATCTTTAATAAAAGATACTGAGTGTGATGCATTAAAATCAAATAATGATTTAATTCATAGAGTTGATTGGAACAGATCTGCAGATAAAAATAGAAAATGGGTTAAGTATATACTTCCATATTTACAAAAATATTTTGATAAATGTGCAAACAAAATAGGTTACGAAGAGGCGTCTGTAACAAACTTATGGTTTCAACAATATAATAAAAATGGAAAACATGGTTGGCATACTCATGCTGAAAATTATACTGGAGTATACTATGTTAAGTTCTCAAAGGACTCAGCTAAAACAGAATTAATTAATCCTTTTTCACAAAACAAAAAAATTATAATAAATGCAAAAGAAGGAGATATTGTTATGTTTCCAAGTTATGTTATACACAGAGCACCGGAACAATTAAACAACTCTGAAAAAATTATAATATCTTTTAATATTAACTTTTTGAAAATATTACCAGAACTGTTTGTAAAAATAAATAAATTGAAAGGAAAAAACTTATGAAAATACTTGAATATTTTAAAACACCTATTTGGATGGAGGAGAAACCAGAGTTTGTTAAATCATTATATAAAGCCTCTAACAAATATATTAACGAGGCTAAGAAAAAAGAAAAAGATTGGATAAAAAAATATGGAGATTTTGGGCGAAGTTATCATTCAACACAGCTTACATTAGATAATGACTTTATAGATTTTAGAAATTACATTGGTCAAAAGTGTTGGGATTTTTTAGACTGGCATGGTTATGATATGCAACAATATCAAACTATGTTTACTGAGATGTGGGTTCAAGAGTTTGCTAAAAAGGGTGGTGGACAACATTCAGCACATATACATTGGAATCAACACGTATCAGGATTCTATTTTTTAAAATGTAGTGATAAAACTTCTTTTCCTATATTTCACGATCCAAGAACAGGAGCACGTGCAACTAAATTAAAGATGAAAGAAGAGGCAGCTAAAGGAGTATTTAATGGAACAGAATTAATTCAGTTTAAACCTAAACCAGGAACATTGATGATATTTCCAGGCTACCTTGAACATGAGTTTGTTGTAGATCATGGAAAAGAGCCATTTAGATTTATACATGTAAATGTTCAAGCTATACCAAAAGGAATGGCTAAGGATGTTTAAACATTCTTTTACATATTCTATAGTTGAAGAGTATATTGACGTGGATGATGTAACAAAAAAACAAATTAAAAAAGTAAAATTAATTGAAGATAAACAAATACCAGGGATGAACTTAACTTCTTTTTATGATGAAAATAAAAACTTAACTAAACTAGTTGATAAAAAACTAGGTCATATTTTTAAAAAATTTGATTTAAAATTAAAGCACTGTTGGGTTCAAAAGTATTTAAACTATAGTCATCATGCAGTGCACACTCATCATCCTAAACAAAAATCATTTGTGTGGTTTATTGAAGGTGATAAAAATTCTTCTCCAATATCTTTTTATGATGTTGGTTATCCTTACGTAGATGTAAATAAACCTAAAGATTTTAAATTTGTTGTTGGCACACTATTATTGTTTCCTGGATTTATGCCTCATGAAGTAAGACCTAATAAAAGTAATAATAGATTAATAGTGAGTGGCAATGTTGTTTAAAATATTAAATATACCTGAAAAAACAATTACTAAAATTATATCTATTTTAAGAAAGAATACTTTTGAAGACGTTAGTAATATTCATTGCACAGAAAATGGTTTTCAAACTAAGAACATAATAAATTTATTTGATAAATCTTTGTTGAAAAAGATATTACCTATTGATGATTTATATAAAAAGATATTTTGGATACACTATATAAAATATAATCAAAATGGTTATCAAAAAGAACATAATCATCAAACAACAGAAAAGTATTCTTTTATACTATATTTAAATAATGCTGATGGTGACACAGTATTTAAAGAACCTATTAATAAAAGAATTACACCTGAGTTAGGTAAACTAGTTTTTTTTAATTCTAGTTTAATGCACAGAGGAGAGATGTCTAATAAGAATAAGGAAGTTTTAGTGGGGGCTGTAGATAAAAATGGCGATTAAGGAAATAAAAAATTTTATGCCAGATAATATTTTAAAAAATATTACTGACACTATAACAAGCGATACATTCCCTTGGTACTACAATCCATTTGTTGCTTTTAAAGGAGAAAATAGTCAAAACATATATTTTACACATATACTTTATAATAATGATAATATTAATAGTTCTTATTTTAAAGACATGGCTTTACCTTTTATAGATAAATTAAAAGTTAAAAAACTAATTAAGATTAAATTAAATCTTTACCCTTATTCTGAAAAATTAATAAAGCACAACTGGCATGTAGATGCACCATTTAAACATACTGTAGCTTTGTATTATATAAATACTAACAATGGTTTTACTTTTATGAAAAATCCAGATACAAAAATTAAGTCCGAAGCTAATAAATGTGTTATCTTTGATGGTCATCATGAACACAGAAGCACCACTTGCACAGACCAACAATGCAGATTAACTTTAAATATAGATTATGAATAATTTTAAAAAAAATAAATATATTATTATTAAACAAGCAATATCTAAAGACCTTGCAATTTTTGTTGCAAACTATTTTAAAATGCAAAAACAAGTTTATGATACTTGTGTTCAAGCTAGATACTTTTCACCTTTCGAAACAGTATTAGGTCATTATGAAAATAAAAATGAACAAATACCAAATACTTATTGTGCGTATTCTAATATTGCTATGGAAACTTTAATGTTAAAATGTCAACCTATTATGGAAAAAACAACGAGATTAAAATTATATCCAGCTTATACTTATGCAAGAATTTATAAAAAGGGTGATGAATTAAAAAGGCACAAAGATAGATTTAGTTGTGAGATATCAACTACTATGAATCTTGCTGGTGATGATTGGCCT